TGCTCGCATATCGATATCAAGTTGAAGTGATCGGCTAACGAAAGGAAAAATATGGCCATATTCATGGGAAATCAGGTCGCCGTCATAGTTGGCACGACCACGATTTCTACTTTTGTCTCATCGGTGACACTTAATCGAGAGGTTGAAGCCGTTGAAATTACAAGCATGACCAACACTTCAAGAAATTACATTGGCGGCCTTGAGGCAAGTTCTTTGTCTTTAGAGCTTTTCAATGATTTCGCGGCCGCAAGTGTGAACTCACTTTTTGAGGATGCACTCGGCACAAAATTAAATATTAAATTGATCCCGGTCACCGGCACGGTCACCGCGACAAATCCGTCTTACACCATGTCTTGCTACATTGGATCATGGCAACCAATTCAGGCCACGCCGGATTCTCCAAGCACGGCATCGGTGACTTTTCCGGTGACCGCCTTGACTAAGAGCACCTCAGCTTAAAACAAAAAAGAAGGAAGGGATCTATATGTGGCAAGTTGAAGTGATCTATCTTGACGGCTCCGCAAAAAAGTATGACATCTCGGCCGCATCAAAAGCGGCATTTGAGTCAAACTTTCAATGTGGATTTGTCAAGCGTATTGCCGAGGAGCAAAGAGAGAGTGATCTGTATTGGGTTGCTCACTTCTTAGCAAAAGCCAAAGGTGAGACTCCATTGGATTTTGATAAGTGGCTTGAGACAATCGAGGATGTGAATTTTGATGCGAACGCAAAAAATGGATTGACCGTCACGGAGAGCTCTACGAAATAGCGACCGTGGCGGTCTTGACCGGCATCGCACCAAATGCACTTCTTGAATGTGATCCGGCGATATATTCTTCAATAAAAAATATATTGCGAGAGCGTATGCAAGTGAAAAAGGCTCCAAGAGTTAGGAGAAGATAGTGGCAGACAAGGCGATCTTTGTGCCAGATTACAAGCAACTATTGAAAGACCTTAAAACTTTGAGCCCGGATCTTCAAAAGGATTTTCTCAAATCTCTAAAGCGTGTCATCCGACCGGTGCAACGCACCGCACGCGGCTTTGTACCGGGTGATCCTGCCTTGAGTGGTTGGCGAACGGTTGAGCCTACTTATACAAGCTCGCGATGGGTCGATGATAAAGAGCATCGTGGTCGTGCTTCAAATGTGCGATGGGTATGGGATTCGGCAAAGATGCGCAAAGGCATCAAAATTTCGACATCCAAATCAAGCCAAGAAAGAGCTCCCGGCGGCGGCTTGAATAAAGTCAATGCAATTGCTTTAAGCAATAAATCGGTGCCCGGAATTATTTATGAATTAGCCGAGCCCGATACACCTCGCAAAGGTGCAGATATGAAATCAAGAAATCCAAATGCGCCCAATGATTTTCGGCGTGGAATTACCAAAAAGGGTGATCACGGTCATCGACCACGCTTAATCTACAAGGCCGCACGGATTCACGGAGACAAAGTGCAAGATGAAATTCAAGATGTGCTTGACAAAAAACTTTTTGCCTTTGTAAGGCGCGGTGATTAAATGGCTTTGACTCGCGATGTCGTAGTCCAATTTATTACCAAATTAAATGACAAGGGAATCAAGAGCGCGACAAAATCCACCGAAAAATTTGGCGGTGTGCTTGGTGCAATCTCCAAGACCGGAATTGCGGCATACGCGGCTCTTTCGGCGGCATCGATTAAGTTCGCGCAAGTCTCGGTCAAGAATGCGCTCGCCGATGAAAAAGCTCAAAGGATTCTTTCGCTCTCACTTAAAAATTCTGCCGGTGCATCCGAAGCGGTAGTGACCGCGGCCGAAAGCCAAATTGACAAAATGCAACGATTGACCGGCGTGTCGGATGACCAGCTTAGGCCGGCCTTATCTCGCATCGTGAGAAGTACGGGTGAAGTCACGACGGCTTTTGATCTTCTTGACATCTCGGTCAATATCGCAAAAGCAACACAAAAAGATTTGGGAAGCGTTGCAAATGCGGTCTCCAAAGCGGTCGATGGCAATTTTGTATCGTTGCAAAAATTAGGTGTTGGACTTGATAAAGAGACTCTCGCGACAAAAGACTTTAACAAAATTTTTGGTGAGCTTCGCCGTAATTTTGCCGGATTTGCCGCGGCCGAAGCCGATACCGTCGAAGGCAAAATTGCAAGATTAAAAGTGGCCGCCGACGAAGCAAGTGAGGTCATTGGCGGCGCACTTATTGAAGCATTTACCAAATTTGCTTCAAGTGAAGGTGGCATTGAAGGAGCAACAAAAAAGATGGATGGCTTTGCCGCCGAATTAAGCAAGATCATCACCGGCATTGGCGAGCTCGGTTCAACGACAAATAAGTTTGTCGCCAAAACGAATAAACTTTTGGGCATTCAAATTGATTTGTATGCGTATGAATTGATTCCGATTGTCGGTACCTATATAAGAGCTTTAAGGAATTCCGGAGAAGCTTCTCAAATTGCCACTTCGATAGAATTAAGCAATCTGCGACAAGTCACATCGGCACGCAATGCCGAAATGCAAGCCGAAGTCGATCGCAAAAAAGCACTTGATGATTTTATCAAAGGATTAAAAGCCGAAGAAGCGAAGCAAAGAGCCGCCGCCAAAGCCGCCGCCGATCGTGCTAAGCAAGAAAAACTTGCCGCATTGGAAAAAGCAAAAAGCCAAAGGGATGAATTTTTGCGCAAGCAATTGGAATCTCAATTTGACACAGATAAAATCAATCTTCAAGTTGCATTAAGCCGCAAATTGTCGGATGAGGACAAGACTAGAATCAAAGCATTGATTGCACTTCAAGAAGATGATGTGACCAAGCAAATGAATGCTTTGGAAGAATTGAACAATCTTTACACGGCGCACTATGCAAAAAGAATTGAAGGTCTTGGCAAAGTAACCGCGGCAACCAAAGAAGCAAATGCGGCCGCTTTTGCCGGTTTCTTAGCTCCAAGAGCTACCGGCACAAGTGTCGCCGATGATCCCACCCGGCAGATTCCAACAATTGCAGAAATTCCAAATGATCTTTCATACATTGCAGACTTCTCAAAAGCTTTGATGAATATGACACCGGAGCAATTTGACAAGTTCAATTTTGGAATGGGAGCCGGTAATCTAGGCGCAACCGAATCTCTTGCCTCTTTTGATTACGCTTCGGAAGGCATGATGGCAAGTTCTGCCGCTCCAAATGTGTATGTCACCGTTGAAGGTTCTGTCCTAACTCAAGGACAAGACCTTGGATTTTATATCGCTAATTTAATCGGCGACCTCAATCGTCAAGGTAATCCCGTGACTTTAGGGAATCTGGGTCGTTAATGGGCGCGGTCTTAAAAGCAACGATTGACTTTTCAAATGGTGCGGTTTTTGATCCAAGTCTTATTTTGGACAATCCGGCAACGCCGTTGGATTCTTCGGTTTTGGGCACAAGTGCAAATGAAGTCATTGATGTTTCTCAATATGTTTTGAAAGTACAAGTCCGTAGAGCTTACAATCGCAATCAAGATTCTTTTGTCGGCGGCGGTGCCACTTTGAGGTTGATTGATGAGACCGGGCTTTTTAATCCAGAAAATACTTCAAGCGTGATTTATGGAAAGATATTGCCCCTTCGCAAAATCAGATTGCAAGGCACTTATTTAGGCAACACATACACGGTTTTTTCAGGATACATTCAATCTTGGAATTATCAATCGCCATCGGGTTTTGATCCGGCATTTGTGGACATCGTTGCCGTAGATGGATTTCAATTGCTAAATTTAACAACCCTTGGCACTTTTGCAACCGGTACCGCGGGGCAGACCACGGCGCAAAGGATTTCGGCTTTGCTAGATGCGGCCGATTGGCCGGGTGGCATGCGAGACATTTCGACCACCGCGACCACGACCGTACAAGCCGATCCTCAAACCGCTGGGAGAAGTGCGCTCGCCGCTATTCAATTAATCGAGCAGACCGAGCTCGGATCTTTCTTATTTGACGAGTTTGGATATGCAAATTTTTATTCGCGAGCAGATATTGCCACCGCTCAAGCTGGTACACCGACAATTTTTACCGATGCCGGAAGCGGTGGGATCTCTTATGAAAAAGTCTCTTTTGATTTATCCGATACAGGATTGGTCAATTACGCATCCGTCACGCGATCCGGTGGATCCGAGCAAGTATCATTTGATCAAACATCAATTGATCAATTTTACAGCCATTCAAAAATTCGTTCGGGCTTACTTATGCAAACCGATGCAGATGCACTTAATCAAGCGCAAATGATTGTGGCATCTCGCAAAGACATCTCCGAACAATTAAGAATGCAAGCTCTTTTGATTGATGCATTTGATGATGATGATCCGGCTCGAATTGTAGCCGCTTTAGAGTTAGATATTTATTCGCCAATACAAGTCACTCAAACTTTGCCCGGTGGATCCGTGACAAGCAATCTTGTCATTCAAGGCACCGTGCACACAATTACACCGCAATCATGGTTCACCGAATTTTTGGTGGGTCAATCATATGTTTCCGGTTTTTTTGTATTAGACTCAAGCATCTCGGGGGTACTTGACTCCGATGTGCTCGGATATTAAGGAGAAAACAAATGGCCGCTGGATTACCTACAAAGGCTAACTTTAC